ACCACGCGAACCACAGCGAAACGGACATAGCGGTGCATCGTGCAGCAGGGGAGGGGGGCCTGCCCCCCACGAGAACACGGACACCCCCGGCGACCCCGCTCCGCTGTTCAAAACGATCTCGTACGGGTCTGGAGCCCCTCCCTAATCCAGCGAAGGCAACGCTGGCGATTTAGCCGCATACTCATGCACTGCATATCCATGCATCGCTATTCATCGCCAACTCGGTTCGACCGTTTTTTCTGGGACGGTGATCATGCGTCCGCCGTCGATCTGTCCCGGGTGCCGACTGCCGGTCAGGGGTCAGTGCCCGCGCTGTGATCAGGGCGGACGCCGCCGGGTGGTCGCCGGGCCGCGATCCCGTCAGGGGTACACGCGGCAGGAGAAGATCCGGCGTCAGGACGCTGTGCGGGCGCACGTCGAGCAGCACGGCTGGGTGTGTCCTGGCTGGCAGCGGGACCCGCATCCGGCGGAGAACCTGACCGCCGACCACATCGTGCCGACCGGGCTCGGTGGCCCGCAGAGCGGGGAGCTGCGGGTGCTGTGCCGCCCGTGCAACTCGGCGCGCGGGTCGTCGATGGCGGAGACCCGGGCGCCCGGCCTGGAGGTCGTGCTCGTGGCGGGGCCTCCGTGCGCGGGCAAGAACCGGTACATCAGCGAGCATGCCGATCCGGATGATCTGGTCCTCGATCTCGACGCGCTGTCCGAGGCCATGTCGCTGGCGGGGACGTACGAGTTCATCCCCGCGCACCTGCCGATCGTGTGCGAGGCGCGGGACGCGGCCCTTGAGCGGCTGCTGCTCGGCAATCACCAGGTGCGGCGCTGCTGGGTGATCTCGACGGCGCCGGAGCGGAAGCAGCGGGCGTACTACCGGCAGCGGTACGGGGCCCGGTCGGTGGTGTTGTGGTGGCCCGAAGAGACGTGCCTGCTGCGGGCGATGAGCGAGCGGCCCCCGCAGTGGCAGCAGTACGTACGCAACTGGTTCGACCGGTACGAGCCGGACCCGGCCGACGAGGTGCTGCGCAGCTGGCAGGCCACAGACGGGGAGGAATGGGCGGGATGAGCACAGTGGGTTCGGATGCGTTCGCGCGTGGCTGGATGGATGGCTACGGGGCCGGGCGGGACGACGAGTCGGACGGCCTGCCCCTGCGAGAGCCGCCGGACGACGCCCTCCACCTCATCAGGCCCGGCGACAAGGTGCTGGTCCGGATGCCGCGCGACACCCGGCCGGAGCAGGCGCTGCACGTCGCCGAACGGCTGCGGGAGCGGATGCCGGACGTCGAAGTGCTCGTGCTCGCGGGAGTGGACGGCATCGACGTGTACCGGCCCGAAGACATCGCTCGTGCCAAGCGCGGCGGCGTGTTCCATCTGGGTGAGGCGGGAGGTCCTGATGGCGGGGAGAGGACCGGCGCCGAAGGACCCGGAGAAGCGGCAGCGCCGTAACGCGGCGAAGGACTTGGCCGTGGTCTCCGAGGCGGCCGTGGACGTGCCCGAGCCGCCGTCGCCTCCTGCTGGGCTGCTGAAGAAGACGCGGGAGCGGTGGGCGGACTACTGGTCGTCGCCGGTGGCGAAACTCGCTGACTCGGTCAGCGACTTGCCTGCGCTGGAGCGGCTGTTCGCCCTGTACGACGACCTGGAGCGCAGCAACGCCGCGGTGAAGAAGAGCGGCCACATGGTGACCGGCTCGCAGGGCCAGGCGGTGCTCAACCCCTTGCTGCGCCATATCCAGGTCACGCAGGGCGAGGTGCGGCAGTTGGAGGACCGGTTCGGTCTGTCGCCGCGGGCCCGCCTGTCGCTGAACGTCACCCTCGGTGAGGCTGCGAAGAGTCTCGCCGACCTGAACTCCGAGTTCATGGGTGGGGGCGACGATGACGACGACCCCCGCTTCGACGTCATCGACGGCGAAGTCCTCGACGACGGCGAGACCGCTTAGCGCGCCCCGCTCGCTGGGGTGGCCGACGCATGGGCCGCTGGTCTGCAAGTGGATCGAGAAGCACTGTGTGTACGGGGAGGGCGACTACTTCGGGCAGCCCGTACGGCTGCTGCGGTTCCAGAAGCAGTTCCTGTACTGGCTGTACGAGTACAACCCGGCCACTGGCGAGCGGCGCTTCCGCGAGGCGATGCTCGAAGTACCCAAGGGCAACGGCAAGACCCCGCTCAGCGCCTGGGTGATGCTTTTCGAGCTGCTGGGCCCGCCCATCTTCGGCCCGAAGGGCTCCCCGGTCATCCCAGTCGCCGCGGCCTCGTTCGAACAGGCCGACCTGCTGTTCGGCGACATGCGGCACTGCTGCAACGAGTCCCCGACGCTGAAGCACCACGTCGACGCGTACGACACGGAGATCCTCGTCAAGAACGGGCCCGGCCGGACGTACCGGGTCGCCGCGGCTGCGGGCACCAACGACGGCCCTCGGCCTTCGGGTTTTGCAGCTGACGAGATTCACGAATGGTGCCTGGCTGCTGACGTGCAGGTTTCCATGGCGGACGGCACACAGCGCCCCGCCTGCGAGGTGCGCGTAGGCGACGCGGTGATCGCCTGGGACGAGGCATCCGACTCGTACGCGGCGGCCCTGGTGACGCAGGCGCGCAGCAACGGCGTCCGGCCGCTACTGGAAGTCACCACGCGGCGCGGCCGGTCGATCCTGGTGACGCACAATCACCAGTTCTACGCCGAGCGGACGGTCGGCACCGACCCGCATACCGGCTGCGCCGTCACAGAGCACCGCTGGCTCCGGGCCGACGAACTGGACGCCGCGACGGACCGCGCCAAGGTCGCGCTCGGCTGGGACGCCAAGGACACCGGCAACGCCGACCGCGCGTACCTGCTCGGGGTCCTAGCAGGCGACGGCAGCCTCTCTCAGGAGACGATCGGCTTCACCTGTGCCGATCCGGTCCTGCTCGCCGAGGTCGGCCGCCTGGTGGCTCCGTACGGCTGTCAGGTGCGGGCCGTGGACAACTCGGGGCAGCGGTACCGGATCACGCGAGGCAGCGGAGCGAAGGGCCGCAACCCGCTGATCAGCATGCTGCGCGAGGCCGGGCTGTGGGGGCACGGCTGCGCGACGAAGACCGTGCCCCGCGAAGTCTTCGCAGGCGGGCCCGCCGTGTGGGCGGCGTTCCTGGCGGGCTACCTCGATACCGACGGCTCGGTCACCCGGCCCGGTGCTCGGCAGCCCCACGTGCGCTACGTCGGCGCCTCCCGGCGGCTGCTGGAGCAGTGTCAGCAGCTGCTCGCGTACCTAGACGTTCAGGCGGACCTCCGAGCCCGCCGTGACCCCCGCAAGGCGTCGTACCTGTCGACCTGGGAGCTGCGCATCGGCGGCCGGGAACAGATACGCCGCTTCGCTCAACTCGTCGCGTCTCGCGGCGTGAAGGCGGAGCGGCTCTCGCCGCTCGCGGAGACCGCGGCACCGGCCAAGCTCGGCGGGCCCGGCACGCAGAAGCGCATGTTCGGCTTCGACCGCATCGCGGCCGTCCGCGAGGTGGCACCGCAGGAGACCTTCGGGATGACCGTGGCCGGCTACCACACGCACGTCACGAACGGCCTGGTTACCCACAACACCGGCAACAAGGAACGTGTCCACCTGGTCATCGCGAACGGCCTGGCCAAGCGCGCGAACTCGCTGGTCCTGAACACGACCACGCCCGGCAGCGACCTGGAGTCCTTGGCCGGCCGGAAGCACCTGTACGGCTACCAGGTCAACGCGGGCGCGGTCCACGACGACCGGTTCCTGTTCGTCCACTACGGGGTCACCGACGGCGCCTACGACCTTGAGGACGAGGAGCAGCTGCTTGCCGCGGTGCTCGCCGCGAACCCGGCGGCCGGGTACTTCCTGCGCACGGACGACGTGGTGGCCCGGTACCACCAGATCCAGGAGTTCGAGTTCCGGCGCTACAACCTCGGTCAGTGGACCCGCGCGGATGAGTCGTGGCTGCCTCCGGGCGCGTGGGAGGCCTGCGCGGGCGGCGTCGAGCTCGACGCCGAGTGGCCGTCGCACGCGGCCGTGGACATGGCCTACAAGCACGACAGCGTGGCCGTGGTCGTCGCCCAGCTCGGCGACGACGGCAAGGTCCGCGTCAAGGCGAAGGTGTGGACACCGAAAAAGGGCGTCACCACGATCGACGTCGCCGCGGTGGAGAACCACCTGCGCAAGCAGCACCGCGAACTGAACCTCGTCACCGTCGCCTACGACCCCGCCTACTTCCAGCGCTCCGCCGAGGTCCTGCTGGACGAGGGCCTGCCGATGGCGGAGTTCCCGCAGTCCGCGTCGCACATGGTGCCGGCCTGCCAGGACACCTACCGGGCCATCACCGACGGCACCCTCGTGCACGGCAGCGACCCGGTGCTCACCGACCACGTACTGGCTGCCGCTACCCGAGAAACGGATCGCGGCTGGAGGCTCTCGAAAGGCAAGAGCAAAAGACACATTGACGCCTGTATCGCCATGGTCATGGCCGTCTTCTTGGCACTGCCCCGGATCGACAACGAAGAGCCGCCCGCCGATCCGCTGTTCTCGTGGGGCGCGGGCTGAAAGGAGCTGGGGTGCTGGAAGGCGTGCCGGTGGACCGGATTCGCACGGAGGCGCGGGAGATCCGGTTCGCGCGCACCATGCTGACGCTGGCGGCGGGGCTGCTGTACGGGCTGGGCTGGCTGGTTGCGCGTGCGTTCGCCGGGGTGTGGGCGGTGGTGGCTTGGTCGGCGGCGGCCGTGCGGATCGGCTGGCGTGAGGGCACCTCCCGGCCCCGTAAGGGCGGCTGACGGTGGGGCTGCTGGAGCGGGTCACTGGGGAGCGTGACGGGCGGCGCGGCCTCAAGCAGTTCGAGGAGCCGCCCATCTGGGCTCTGGACCGGCTGAGGGACATGGTCGGTTCCGGTCTGATGGCGGACCGGGAGCAGATCGAGAACCATTTCGAGGGCTACGTCTGGGGCGCCTACAAGCGGTCCGGGCCGGTGTTCGCGTGCATGCTCGCCCGTCAGATGGTGTTCTCCGAAGCGCGGCTGATGTTCCAGCGGCTACGCAGCGGGCGGCCGGGGGATCTGTTCAGCACCGCGGACCTGGCGCTGCTGGAGACGCCGTGGCCGGGCGCCACCACGGGCGAACTGCTGGTGCGGATGATCCAGGACGCGGACCTGGCCGGTAACGCGTACTACACGACGGCGGACAACGCCGGGCGCATGGGGAAGGCGGCGCGCGGTCCTGGCCGCCGGGTGGTGCGGATGCGGCCGGACTGGGTGACGCTCATCATCGACTCCGCGTCCGGGGACCCGTGGGCGCTCGACGCCCGTGTGGTGGGCCTGCTCTACCAGCGTGGCAGCACGTTCGCGACGGCGGGCGTGCCGTCGGCGGATGCGGTGCTACTGCTGCCGGACGAGGTGGCGCACTTCGCGCCGATCCCCGACCCTGTCGCGAGGTTCCGCGGCATGTCGTGGTTGACGCCGGTGTTGCGTGAGATCGCCTCCGACAGTGCGGCCACCGCGCACAAGGACCGGCTGTTCACCAACGCGGCCCTGCCGAGCATGCTGGTGAAGTTCGACCGCGAGACCAGCCCGGAGAAGTTCGACCAGTTCGTCGCGCGTTTCAACGCCAGCCACCGCGGCGTGGAGAACGCCTACAAGACGCTGTTCCTGGGCGGCGGCGCGGACGCGACTCCGCTGACGTTCAACTTCCAGGAACTGGAGTTCTCCCAGGTCCAGGGCAAGGGCGAAGCCAGGATCGCCGCAGCGGCCGGAGTGCCGCCGTCGTGGGTCGGATTCAGCGAGGGCCTACAAGGCAGCGCCTTGAATGCGGGAAACTTCAACTCCGCTCGCCGCCGGTTCGCCGACGGCACCATCAGGCCGTTGTGGCGGATGGCTGCCGGTGCCCTTCAGGTCCTGGTCCCGCCGCCTGCCGCGTCCCGGCTGTGGTACGACGCCCGCGACGTCGCCTTCTTGCGTGAAGACCGCAAGGACGCTGCCGAGATCGCCTTCCGGCAGGCGCAGACGATCCGGACGCTCGTGGACTCCGGTTTCACCGCCGACTCCGTGAAGGCGGCTGTGGAGGCCGAGGACTGGACCCTCCTGGAGCACACGGGTCTGTTCTCAGTCCAATTGCAGCCGCCCGGCACCCGGCTGACACCCAACGCCCCCGCCGCGCTGCCGCGCGGGCGCAGCACCCCTGATGACGACCCGGAAAGCGAGGACGTGTGATGGACACCAAGACCCTGCGCCGGGTCGCGATCAAGGACGAGGCCAAGGGCGAGGTCAGCGCCGTATTCGCGACGCTCGGCGTCCGCGACCACGACGGCGACTTTACCCGTGTCGGAGCCTTCACCGACGGCGCGAAGGTCGCCATCTCTGCCTATGGCCACAAGTCGTGGCAAGGCGAGCTGCCGGTGGGCAAGGGCGCGATCCACGTCCGCGGCAACGAGGCCGTCTTCGAGGGCCGGTTCTTCATGAACACCGAGGCCGGCCGGGACACGTTCGAGACCGTCAAGGAACTCGCCGCGGACGGGCTGGGCGAGTGGTCGTACGGCTTCGACATCGACGAGTTCGCCTTCGGTGAGGTCGACGGTCAGCGGGTGCGGTTCCTCGACAAGCTCACCGTGCACGAGGTGTCCCCCGTTCTGCTCGGCGCCGGCATCGGCACCCGCACCCTGTCTGCGAAGGACCGCGACACCGATCGGGACCCGGAGCCTGCCCGGCCCGCGGCGCCAGCGGTGAAGGGGGCTATCCCCGTGCACGAGACGGAGACCGTCGCCCGCTCGTGGGACGCGGCTGGGATGAAGGCTGCGCTGCCCGACGACGCCCGCCCTTCCCAGCTGCGCAGCGTGTTCGCGTGGGTCGACCCGGACGGCGACCCCGAGGCGAAGTCGTCCTACAAGTTTCCGCACCACCACGGCGTCGGCGGCCCGGCCAACCTTCGGGCCTGCCAGGCCGAGATCGCCAAGCTGAACGGGGCGCGCGGTGGCGCGGACCTCCCAGAGGCGGACCGCAAGGCCGTCTACGACCACCTGGCGGCGCACCTGCGGGAGTCCGACCGGGAACCCCCGAAGCTGCGGGACCGCGGCCCCGGGCCCATCAAGAGCCAGACCCTCAACGAGGAACTGGTCGAAGCCCTCGCCTACGTGTCGGGGGCGATCGAGAGCGCGTCCAGGGTGGCCGCCCTGCGTGCGGAGAAGGGCAAGACGCTTTCCCGAGGCAACACCGAACTCCTGGGCTGGATCGGTGACGACCTCAAGCGTCTTCACGCCCTCATCACCACCACACCTGCGGGCACGGTCAGCGACGAGGAAATCGCCTCCGTCTACCTGGCCGGACTCGCTCGTCTGCACGAAGGAGCGGATCGATGACGGCGACACTGGACGCCGAGAGGATCGTCGAGTTCCCCGCGCTGGTCGAGGCGAAGAACGCGCTCGACGCGAAGCGGGACGAACTCGCGAAGATTTTCACCGAGGCCGGGCCCGACTACGACATGACGCAGGTGAAGTCCATCGCGGGCGACACCCACGCGAAGGTCGAGCACATCCGGACCCTGAACACGGAGATCGACGGGCGGAAGCAGAAGGTCGACGAACTCCTCGTCGTCGCGCGTGCTGCGGCCGTCGCCAAGCAGGGTGACGGCGGTGAGAAGGGCTCGGAGCCGGACGACCGCAAGGACACCGGACGGTCCCCCGAGCACAAGGGCGCAGGCGCCCTGAGGTCCTTCGGCCGCATGTTCGTGGAGTCGCCCGCGTTCAAGGGGTTCTCGCGGGGGGCGGGCGGTGGCCCGCAGGCGAGCATCGACATCGAACTGAAGTCGCTGTTCTCCACGGGCTCGTGGGACCCGGAGACCACCCGCACGGGCCGGGTCGAGATGTTCCCCACCCGGCCGGCGCCGCACGTCGCGGACCTCGTCCCGCAGACCACCACCATGCAGGCTGCGGTGGTCTACATGGAGGAGACGACGTTCGACAACACGGCGGCGGAGGCGTTCGAGGGAGACCAGTTCCCCGAGGCGGCTCTCGGCCTGGAGGAGAAGTCCGTCCAGGTCCGCAAGATCCCCGTATTTTTGCCGGTGACGGACGAGACGTTCGAGGACGAGCCGCGCGCGGAGTCCTACGTGCAGAACCGCCTGCCGTTCATGATCCGGCAGCGGCTCGACCTCCAGATCCTCCGCGGGACTGGCACGGCGCCGAACCTGCTCGGCACGGAGAACGTCGCGAACATCCTCTCGCAGGCGAAGGGCGCCGACCCGGTGCCGGACGCCCTGTACAAGGGCATGCGCCGCATCCGGGACACCGGTTTCGCGGAGCCCTCGGTGGTGTTCATCACCCCGGAGAAGTGGGAGCCGGTGCGGCTGCTGCGCACCGCCGACGGCATCTACATCTGGGGGCACCCCAGCATGCCGGGCCCGGCCACGATCTGGGGCGTGCCGGTCGTGGAGACCACGGCCGCCCCGGGGACGAAGGCGCTGATGGGCGACTACACCAACTTCTCGGAGCTGGCCGTCCGGAGGGGGATCGACATCCAGGTCAGCAACTCGCACGGCGACTTCTTCATCCGGGGCAAGCTCGCCGTCCGGGCGGACATCCGCTGCGCCGTCATCCACTACCGGCCGACCGCGTTCTGCGAGGTCACCGGACTGTGACCGCCGTGAGGGGAGGGCCTGTTGCCCTCCCCTCCTGCATCGAAGGAGCAAAGCAATGCCCTACACGGGTGGATATCCGCGCGCCACGGAGCTGAAGGCGGTGCGCGGCCGGTACGACTTCGCGGTGGATGGCGGCGCGGTCGGTGACATCGACCTCACCAAGAACGCGCAGATCCCCGCGAACGCGGTCATCCTCGGCGGGTTCGTCGAGGTGGACACGGCCGTGGTCGGTTCCGGCGCGAGCCTGGCGGTCAAGGTGGAGAGCGCGGCCGACACCGTGGGTGTCGCGGCAGTGTCCGGCGCGCCCTGGTCGACGACCGGCCGTAAGTCGGTCATTCCCGTGTTCACCGGGGTGACCACCGTCAAGACCACGGCCGCGCGGAAGATTCAGGCGACGGTGTCGGCGGCGGTGCTCACCGCCGGGGCCTTCGACGTCGTGCTGTTCTACGTCGAGTTGCCGGACTAGTGGTCTCAGCGCAAAGGGTCACGGTCAGCTCAGCAGCCGTGGCCCTCAACGCGGCGAGCACCGCAGGCCAGCAGCTGACGATCCGCAACACCGACGCCACCAACGCCGCGGATCTCGGTGCGTCGGATGTGGTGGCCGACGAGGGGTTCCCCCTGGCGGCCGACGCCCAGGTGACGGTCGACCTCGCGCCGGGTGACGTGCTGTATGCGATCCGCTCGACCGCCAACGACGTTGTGCTCGCGGTCCTGCGCACCTGAGAGGAGAAGGAATGCCGATCATCGAAGGGTCGATCCCGAGGGATGCAATCCGGCAGGCAGTCGTGGCCGGTGCGGCGGCTGGGGACATCACCGTCACCGGCGTGAAGACGCGGGACCGGCTCGTGTCGGTGCTGCGCGCGGTCGGCGGCGGGGTGGATGTCACCGACGTCGATGACCTCACCGGCGAGTTCACCATCACGGCGGCGGACACGATCAACAATACGGGCGGCACCGCGACGACCGGCAGCACGCTGGTCGTCACGTGGCTGTCGGCGGGGTGAGCCCATGGCGGACATCGGCAGGCCCGTCGTGGCCGATCAGCGGCTGTACCTCACCCGCGACAGGACACGCCTGGTACCGGACGGCGACCCGGAGGCGTGGACGCTGTTCTGCACCCCCGGTTCGGTGGTACCGCGCGCGCAGGCAGCCCGATACGGGCTGCTCGCCGCC